TCAGGTATAACATGGAACAGTTTAAGGAATGACAAATGTCTAAAGCAAGAACACTAGGTAATTTTGTATCAGCAGGTAATCCCCTGTCTGATGGAACTATTGCAGCCAGTGAAATATCTGGCTTGGCAACAGTGGCTACAACAGGTAGCTACACAGATTTGACTAATGAGCCTACAGCTCCTTCAGGAACTATTGTAGGTACTACTGACACTCAGACATTAACAAACAAAACTGTTGAGGCTGGCACATTCACCAATGGCTACACTGAAGAGCTGGTGACAGCCAACACTTCAACGGCCTACACAATTGACTTAGCCAATGGCTCTGTGCAATATCTCACACTCACGGGCAACTGCACCTACACATTCCCAACACCAGTGGCGGGTAAGAGTTTTATCTTGGTACAAAAGCAAGACGCTACTGGTTCACGCACAGTGACTTGGCCCGCCTCTGTAGATTGGCCCGGTGCTACTGCACCTACATTGACAGCCACAGCATCTAAGGCAGACAAGTTTGTATTCACAGCCATTGATTCGTCTAATTGGCTGGGGTCAGTGGCTGGACAGAACTACACAGTCTAAGGATATAAATGTTTAGTTCAAACACAACACAGGTTTCTGGTAGCGCACCAGACGCACAATTTAACTACGTCACCATGCTTTTACATGGCGATGGGACTAATGGCGCACAAAACAATACGTTTGTAGATGGCAGCACAAACAACTTTAGCATTACCCGTAACGGCAATACAACCCAAGGTTCTTTCTCACCTTATGGGTCTAATTGGTCTAATTACTTTGATGGTAGTGGTGATTATTTAACTGTCCCTGATAATTCTGCGTGGGCGTTTGGCTCTGGAAACTTTACCCTAGAGGCTTGGGTTTACAGAACTGTTAGTGGCGCAACTCAAATGATTGTGATTCAATCTGATAACGCAACTGCAGCGGGGTCGGCGTGGTCATTTTACATTTTGAGTACAAATAAATTAGTAGCAAATGTTTATTATGGTTCTTCGTTTATTACATTAACATCAAGTGCTGATGTGCCAGCAAATGCGTGGGTTCATGTTGCTTTGGTTCGTACTTCGGGAACTATATCTCAATATATAAATGGAAGCCGTGATGGTACTAGTGCATCGTTAAGCACAAATTCTTTAAACGATGTTGCACAAACTGTCAGTATAGGCGCAACAAACGCTGGTAATGAGCGAATTACTGGTTATATTTCAAACCTAAGAGTAATAAAGGGTGCTGGCCCATATGATGCCACATCGTCAACTCTGACTGTTCCAACAACAGCCTTAACAGCAATTACAAACACTCAACTGTTAACTTGCGCTGACAACAGATTTATTGACGATAGCGCAAACAATTTTACTATCACACGAAATGGCGACACAAGCGTTCAACGCTTTAACCCATTTGGTACTTCTACCGCCTACTCTACAAGCGTGATTGGTGGGTCAGGGTACTTTGATGGTAGTGGTGACTATTTATATATCCCGTCAACATCTGCCTTTAATTTTGGCTCAAATAATTTTACAGTTGAATTTTGGTGGAACACAACTAAATCTGGTCAAAACATTATAAATCCAACTGGTACTGGAAATGGGTGGGCAATTTTAATCTCTGGTGGAATTTTAGGTTGGAATAATTCATATAACATATCCGCTTTATTTACTGTTAACGCAACATCAATTTTGGATAATGCTTGGCATCATGTTGCATTTGTTCGTTTAAGCGGAACAACTTATGTTTATTTTGATGGAGTATTAAAAACAACAAATGCTGACCCAACTGTATATACAGCAGGTGCAACAGACTGGTTCATTGGTAATGGTAATATTGCTGATTTTCAGGGCTATCTATGCGATATGAGGATAAACAACGGAACTGCTGTTTACACATCTGCATTTACTCCTCCTACTGCGCCACTTACTGCGATTACAAACACTCAACTATTGACCAATTTCACCAATGGCGCAATCTTTGACAACGCCATGATGAACGACTTAGAAACTGTGGGTAACGCACAGATTTCTACAAGTGTTAAGAAGTATGGAACAGGGTCTATTGCGTTTGATGGTACGGGTGATTATTTAACAGGTAAAACAGTTCCCATTGGAAGTGGTGACTTGACAATTGAATGTTGGGTATATTTGAATGTTGCAACTGGTGACCAACATTTTGTTCAAGTAGATGGTTCATCTGATTCAAATGTTTTTCTATCTCTTGATAGCGGGGCTAATAAATTTAGGTTTGTAGTTCGTAATGATGCGGGAACAAATAATATTAGCATTACATCAAGCATTTCGCCATCTGCCAACACTTGGTATCACATTGCGGGCGTGGTAAGTGGAAGTAACGCATATTTGTTTGTGGATGGTTCTACTACTTCAGGTGCTACAGGTACGTTAAGTGGAACTAGAAGTGGAACTGGAACAAACGCATATCTAGGCGTAAATGGCTCAGGGGGATTTCGTCCTTTGAACGGCTATTTAGACGATGTTCGCATTACCAAAGGTTATGCCCGATACACCGCAAACTTCACACCGCCAACTGTGGCACTCTCAGATACAGGCCCCGTCTAAGGAAACATTATGCAAATTGCAATCTTAACTAGCCCCATCACAGTAGGCGATTATCGTGAACTGTTTGGCAATACATCATTTAATGGCAATGGCCCAACTGATGAATTCTTGACTTCCAACAATGCCAAGAAGGTCAATGCTTTCAAAGCGCATGACAAGATGACTCAGAAGTTGGTTTCATGCTCTGCCTATGACGATGGTGAATTTGTCTCTGTCGTTCAAGTGGCTGACATGAGTGCCGAGGAAATCCAAGCAGCAAAAGACTCTGCAATGGCGCAACTGAGAGCCACACGCAATGCTTTGTTGATTGCTTGTGATTGGACTCAGCTTCCTGATTGCACCATTCCTAAGAAAGCTGAGTGGGCAACATATCGTCAGACCTTGCGTGACTTTCCAGCGACTGTCTCTGATGCCAGAGCCACTATCACTTGGCCTCACAATCCTGATTGGGTTGAAATGCCATGACAGAAGAAGTCACCCACAAACAAATCTATGAACGCCTATGCGAAGTTGAAGCTAAGGTGGACCAACTAGATAAGAACACACAAACTGTGGTTGCTGCATTCAATGCAGCTTCTGGTGCATTCACTGTGCTTGAATGGCTTGCTAAGGCGGTTAAACCAATATTAATTATTGGTGCTTTCTTTGGTGCTATCTGGCTTGCGATAGAAAATAAACTACACCAATAATGAAATGGGTAATAGCTGCACTATTGATAGTGAGCTTACTTGTTTCAGCGGCAGAGGACAAGTGTAGTGTTCGGCAGTTTTATGGTATAGCTTACAGCATCCATAATCCTTCAGAACGGCATCAACAAATGTCTGCTTGGCTAACTAACCATGAAGGCTTTTGTTCTAGTAAAGACATGGTTGTTATTTGGAACAACTTATCTGAGTGGGCAGGAGCAGCAGACAGCGCAGAAATAAGACACAAAGTTGTTCGTGCTTATAAGATGGCAGTTGAGAGGGAGAAGAAATGATGGATGTGTTACAAATTATTCTTTGGTTAGCAGTACCACTGAATTACATCTATTGGATCTTAATTAGAAATGATAGATAAGATCACATTGTTTCCCATTGTTGATGCTACTGGCTACCCTCAGAAGACTGATGGCACTCAGAGACGAATAGAGAAGCACCAAGAAGAACACAGAGCTGTCCTCAAGGCTGCTAAAGCGGAGAAGAAGCTAGACGACTTATTGTTTGAGCTGTACTGTAAGAAGGCAGAACAACAAGAGATTAGGCTTGAGATATTTACAAATCGTAAACTTGATGTATATATATAAATATGGTTACTAAGAAAACTCCAACTAAACCACCAGCAAAGGTAGCTCCTGTTAAAAGCAGAACACCTAAGCCTAAAGCAGAACAGACAATTAATGTGTCTGTTGCTGCTCCTGTTCCTGTTGCAAAAACAGAAACTAAGAAAGATGACAGCACCCTTGGGAAAGTCATAGGTTTAATTGAATGGGTAGATAATCCCTTCAAGCTGTTCACAGTTATCTTGCTGTCGTTTCTAGCATTTGCTGGATACTTTGCTTGGGACTCTCGGCAAGTTATTCTTCAAGCAATTACAAATCAGGACAAGATGCCTCAGTTGGTTAAGCAAGATGAATTAATAACCCCTGCTCGTAGCTTGCTTAAAGATGTAGATGGAATTGTATTGTTAGTTCACAAAGCCAACTTATCAACAAATAGCAGAACTACTGTGCTTGCTCTTAATGTTGATGGATCAAGAGAAAAAACAATGGAAGGCACAGTAACTTCATTGTTTAATGCAAGTGCAGACAGGAACGCTGCTATGGTGGCTATGCTAAACAACGAAGTGTTGTGTGAAGAGTTTAATCCCTCATCCAAGGTGGGTGAGTGGGGTGTTAAACAAGGTGTGAAGTTCATGTGTAGAGGCTCTATCCCCCCTGATCCGGGTAAGTTTGCGGGGTATGTAGCGGTGGGTTTTAAAGAAAAGCCAGAGGACATTGCGGCATTAAAGACCCGTATAAACTTGGCAGCAACTGATATGTCAGAGGAGTAATTATGTTAGATATTCTTAGTGGTGGTTTATTAGGTAGCATCTTTGGTGGCATCTTTAGGATGGCTCCTGAAGTATTGAAGTGGCTTGATAAAAAGAATGAGAGAGCACATGAGCTTAACATGTTTAAGTTTCAGTGTGATTTGGAGCAACAAAGAGGCGCACAGAAACTCGCAGAAATAGGCGCACAAAGAGAAGCTGCTGTGGACGTAGGTGTCATGGGAGCCTTTCAATCAGCCATTGAACAACAAGCAACGATGGTTAAAGCTGCTGGTGGATGGGTCGCATCTTTATCCGCATCTGTACGCCCTGTAGTTACCTACTGGGTGCTGTTTGTTTGGAGCTTTATTCATGTGTGGTTTGCATGGAACGCATGGCTTGCAGGTGCTCCAGCCGTTGAAGTGTTTAAGACAATGATGACACCAGACTTCTCAGCCCTGTTGTCAGGAACAATTAACTATTGGTTCCTTGATCGTACACTGTCCAAGCGTGGATTATGAACTTAGATATTGCAGCAGAACTTTGCAAGAAGTTTGAGGGCTTCAGAAGCAAGCCCTACCTCTGTCCTGCTAATGTAGCAACGATAGGGTATGGCTCCACCTATTATGGTGATGGACGTAAGGTGGTCTTAACTGACCCCCCAATGAGTGAGAAAGAAGCTCATGACTTATTAATGATTGAGCTACACCATACATATCTTCCCGGTGCTCTTAGGCTGTGTCCCAACCTAGCAGCACATGAGAAAAGATTAAATGCAATTGTAGACTTTTGTTACAATCTTGGCGTAGGTAGACTTCAGTCTTCCACTCTCAGACGCAAGGTGGTGGCAGAGGATTGGGAAGGGGCTAAAGAAGAACTTCTCAAATGGAACAAGGGTGGCGGCAAAGTATTAGCTGGTCTTGACAAGAGACGAAGAGCTGAATGTGCCTTAATGTAGTATTGACTGATGTCGATATTTGTGGTATGACAAGGCTTAAAGGTATATAATGTTACCAGCTTCTCTAAGTATTATTGGCAGAGAAGTGCCGATTAGAGTTGTAGATGTATTCCCAGAACAACTGGGTGAGTACAGCTATGATGACTATGCAATTAAAATAAAGTCTGGTCAGCACCCCTTAGCGGAGGCAGATACATTGTTACATGAATGTATACACGCTAT